TCATGCCATCGACCCGAACCGCTCGGGCGGGGTGTAGGTTTCGCCATCCGGCAGCGTGACCGGCGCGCGGTCATAGACCGCATCGTAGAGCGCCAGCGCGTCCGGGTCGGCGGAGAGCGCGCCGTAGACCGCATCCGCCGTGCCCGCCCCGGCATAGTTCGCCCGCGCCAGCACCGTGACACCGGGCATGGCCGGGAATGCCGCTTCCTCCTCGGGCGTGACCCGCACATAGGTGAGCGCCGCCGTGCCATTGACGACCGTGGGCGTGCGCGTGAAGCCGGTGATGCTTTGCCCATCCTCGTCGAGCTTCTCGGGCGCGTGCTGCGCGAAGAAGGCTACCAGCGCGGGCACGTCCGCGATATGGATGATGCCGTCGATCATCTGTCTCATGCCGTGATCTCCTGTAGCTGGGCGTTGGTGAGGCGGGCGGGATAATGGATCAGCCGCCGGATGTGGCCACCAAGCGGATACTGACCGACATCGTTGCGCATACCGATCCACAACTGGTTCATTCCGGTCGGCAAGGCCCCGACGCTGTCGGTCAAAGCGGTCCCACCATCGGCGGTGGCGGCAAAGTCATTCTCTGCCCACGCAATCGCGCGCCTCGTGACCACATTGGGCGTGGCGCTTGGCACAGCGAGGCTTGCCGAAGTGGTGCCGCCCGCGAACACTTGCGCAGTCGCGACGCCGCCGCTCCGCATCAGCACACGGTTTGTGGTGCCCCCATCATGAAGTTCGAAAAAGGCGGTGAGGGCAGAGATGACGGGCGTTTCCGCCTCGATCAGGATCGTGCCGCCCGCCGGGTTGAGCCATGATGTGTTGTTCGCCCGCGCAATATCCGCTGCGCGCGTGACAGGGGAGGCCCCGGTCGGGATGTAACTGGTGGCAACCGCGCCCTTCTCCAACTGCGCGCCCCACACAAGGAGGTCCGCGCTGTCGCTGACGCCCAGATTGCCGCGCAGGGTAAGTCGCATCTGAGGCGCGGTGCCGTCCGGAACAAGAAGCGAGGTCCAGACACGCGTCCAGTCCGGGCCGATACCGGTGACAGCGGCCCCGACGCCATTTATGGTCAGGGAGACGGCATATGTTCCGCCATCGAAACTTTTGACCCATACCGACGCGGTATACGTGGTGTCCCCCGTCGCCGGACTTGCGGTTTGTGACAGTTGCGATCTGTCAGCCGTGCTGACACCACCCGCGAGGGCAAGTTGCACCCGGTCTGCCGTCATCGTCCCATCCGGCGCGATGCCCTGATCCGCAGTCACCACCGGTATCAGGCCGGTTCCACTCCCGGTTTTCGACCACACGGAATCCGCAAAATCCGCGCTTCGGGCAAGCTCGTTCGTGCTCACCCCCTCGATCAGCAGCCCCCGCGCCGCGCCCGTGACCGGGTCGTGATCCAGACGCGGCGCATCAATCGCGGCGGTTTTCAGGAGGCCATCCGCGCCCCAATAGGTCGCCGTGCTGGCACGGGTGAAGGTCATGGAACTGGTGAACGTCTCCACAGCGTTGATCCCGGCCCGGTAGCCGGTGCCATATCCGCCGCGCGCGAAGTCCAGCACAAGGGACGGCTCGGAGGGCTGGCTGGCGAGGACGAGGGCAAGGGCAGTGCTGCTGAGCACCCGCCGGGAGAGTTCGTCGGAAGCAAGGGTGTCCGCGATGATCTGCGGTACCGCTTCGGCTTTCAAAAGAGTGACTTGGGGCATTATGCCACCTCCACGATGGTCGAGGGATAGGGAGAGGAAACGTCACCGACGAATGTCGGCGGTTCGAGCGAAAGGGTTACGGTGCTGGCACCCTGTGTGACGAACATATCCACCGTCAGTGGCAGATCGGCCCCATAGTCCAGGATCACGTCGCCTGTCCCCGGATCGATAGTCAGGCGCATCGGCAGCGGCGCGCGGCGAGGAACAAGGGCGCGCGAAAGTCTGATTCGGCTGAGGCGGCTGGAGTGCAGGGCCATCACGACTCCCCGACCGTGACAGTGACGGTCGCCCCGGCTTCGGCTGCGGCGAGAAACAGGCGCTCGCCCTCGCGGATCTCCAGCGAGAACGTCGGATCCGCGACGCGCCCGAACGGGAACAGGCGGTGCCCGGCATCGACCGGCACCACCGGCAGCGCCGTGCCCGAAGTGAGGACATAGAACACAAGGCCCGAGCCGGTATTTGTGACAAGAACCGCAGTCCCGCCCGCCGCGCCAACGATCGAGTTGGGAATGGTCCAGGCCGGGCCGAGGCTCATTTGGGTGGTCGATATCATGGTCGCGTCCTCTTGCTCGTCACGGCGACGATTGGAATTCGAAAGTCACGGTGGTCGGGGTTTCGTCTACGATGACCACCATGGTTGGTTGGAAGTCGCTTATCGTCTGCACATCGGCGGCGATCTGATCCGCGACATCCGTCACGGCGGCGAGTGCCGCTACAGCCTCTTCACGGGCGCGGGTCGCCGTCGAGACAAGCTCGGGCTCGGGAGCGGGCTGTAGCGCGTCGGAGAGAGAAACCGTGCCCGCCGCAACCATATCAGCGTCGATCGTCAGCACCCCGTTATGCGTGATGTCGGCCTTGCGGACGGAAAGGGAGTATTGACCGATTGAGAGGGCAACACCGGGGGTGAAGGTGGTGCCATCCAGCCAACCGATCTGTCCTGTTGCATCCGTGGCCAACCCCACCAACGGGCGCGGCACCAAGGGTGCGCCCGCGGTCGAGGTGATGAACTTCTGCTTGGGGATGATGAACACATCCGCGTTTGTGACCGGGGCACCGCCGGGCGCGAAGAACACCCCTGTTATTGTGGCCGTCTGGATCATCTGCGCTCCTCGCGTTCTGGTGACAGTCTAGCCCTTGCGGGGCGGTGAAATCAGGTGAAGCAGGGCAGTCATTTATCGCCACCTCCGCCCGGTGGCGTGAAGTCAAGGGCGAGAGGGGCGCCCGGACCGAACGCATCCAGGCCGAAAATTTCCAGCGTGTTCGAGAAGGCCGAGAGTGCCCGGTCAAACTCGGCCGCCTCGGTCTCGTGGCTGCCATTTGGCCACTCGATCCGCCACCGGGTTGGAATGGGTGCTGTTGCCTGCCATGTCATGAAGCGCCCGGCGTTAAGGACCACATTGGTGGCCACCCCGGGTGGCGGCGGGACCGGCAGCGAAAGCGTTGCGGCGGCACCATTGCTCCCGTCGCCGCCCACCGCCATCAGGGCAATCTCGGTCTCACGCGAGAGCGCCCCGAGAGAGGCGAGGGCTGTGGCATCAAGATCGAGTTCCGGAGAAGCACGGAAAAGCACGGCCATGAGATCGCCGCTGCCATCCAACAGCTCAAAACGATAGCTGGAGGCATCCGCAACCGGATTCGCCTCAACATGGATCCGCCCCAGTGCAAAGGTTCCGGGCACAACTTCCGCAAACCCCGTCGGGGCAGGCAATGTCCCGGTGCCGGGGGCCTGAACCACCACCCAGGGACCGCGCACGTCGCCCACGCGGATGGCCACGCGGATATCGGTCAGGCCACTCGGCCAAGGCACGAAGAGGTTCGGGCCAGTCTGCGACTGTGTCTGCCACAACAACCCGCCATCGGTGCTCGTCTCGTATATAAAGGAAACGGGATTTTCCGGATCGCCCGAGACTGAGGTCAAATCGCCCCGCACTTTCACCAACAGCGCATCGCCTTGCGCTCCCTCTGTCTTGAATGCCAGAACCGATATCAGCCCTTCCAGCGATCCGGTCGGATCAACGGCCACGTCATGCGCGCGCGAGTCGTCATCGACGCCCGTGATTGCGGCAAATCCGCCGCGCTCTTCGGCCACTTCCTGCACGATCAGCCGCATCTGCAACTCCGCGCCGGGGCCGATGATCGCGCGGATTGCCTCGTCCCGCGCGGGCGAGCGCGCGATCCAGTCGCGCGGGTCCGCGCCGTGATCGGAAATCAGCCGGTCCATTTCGGCCTGGGTAACGCTGACCGCCTCAAAAGGCGCATCCGGAACGGCCGGGTTGATCCCGAATGGCCCCAGAACGCCGCCATCGGGGGCCGCAAGGCTCATGAGCAAGGGGACGCCTGCCTCGAACGGCCCCACCGCGCGGCCCAGCCGGAGGGTAAGCCCGTTCCACTCCTCGATCTGCACCGACACGCCCCCCGTCAGTTCCCGGTGCGAGAGGGCGATCGGATCTCCGCGTCGCAGGAGGCGGTTTTCCAGCTCGACCTCGAAACTGACCTCGACGGATCGATAGCGCGAGGCGCGGAAATCATGCCCGACCTCGCGCAGGATATGGTCGCGGTTCGTCATCCCGAAATACCGCTCCCGCCGCTCGCGCCCCGAGATGGCACCGACCGCGATCTCGGCCGGACGCCATGTGCGCTCGTCCATGAACTCGGCGACGAGGCGCTCGGGGCGTTCGCTCACCGGCAGGCGCGGCCGGATCGTCAGGCTGCCGCGCCGGATATTGTGTTCGCTGAAGAGCTGACGGGGAATGGGCTGCGGCGCGTCGCGCCAGATGCGGATGCTGCGGCCAAGCTGATCGGGTTGGGCGCGCCCGGCACGCAGCGCGCCCTGAAGCGCCTCCCAGAGGGACAGGCGCTGATCCATGACGGTATCGAACCGGTCGCCGCGCGCACCCCATGTCGCGTGAAGCGCCAGGAGATCGTCCATGTCCAGATCATCAAGACGGCCATGCATGCGCGCCATATCGGCCACCGCCCAGGCAATCTCGCGCGTGGGCTGCGGCGCACTCCACCCGGTGCCATCCCAGACCGGCAACATCCGTGTCTTGACCGCGCTCACCTGCCGCGCCGATTGCGCGGCAAAGGCCTCGCCCACCTCGACCCGCACGGCCAGAAGCTCGAGCCCCGCCCAGGTCCGCCCGCCGGGCAGGATCCCTTTGAGACCCGCCCAGATTGCATCGTCGAAGGTCTGATCATCCCCCGCCGGTGTCAGGCGCTTGATCCGCACGCGCCAGCGCCCGTCGGTCACGAACCACCGATGCGAGGATCTCAGCGCCGAGCGCGTGGCCCCGGTGAAGGACAGCGTGTCGAGCACGATCTCGCCGCCCAGGGGCGTGTCGTCATCGTCGATCATCTGCGCCTCGACCAGAAGCTCGACGGTGCGGCTCTGGTTGTTACCCTGATTGTCGATGGTCACAAGCTGCTGGAAGGCGATATCGATCTCGACCGCCACCGCCTTCTTGCCGGGGGGCACGGCGCTGTGCCATCCCAGCACCTCGTCGGGCGCAAGCGTGAGCCCGCTCACGTCGCCTTGGGTGAACACGGCCTCGTCCATGAGCGTGACCGGCTGACCGGCAAGGATGTGCTCGACCGAGACGCCGGGCAGGTTGCCGGTCAGGGCCCCGTCACGCCAGACCGTGGTCTCGCCCAGGCGCACTTCTTCCAGGAGGTGCTGCCCGATACCAAGCGCCAGAAGCTGATAGACGATCTGCGTATTGTTCTCGAAGCGCACAAAAGGTGGGCTGACATCGTCAAGCTGGTGAATGTGGCGTCCGAACTGGATCGGGATCGGCGCGCCGGGGCGCGCGATCGAGGATTGGGCGCGGGCCGAGAAGGTGGGCGAGACATCCTCGGCAAAGCCGCTCAGGCCGCGCGGGCTGGGCGGCGGCAGGATCGTGTTGAGGATAAGGTTCCCTGCGAAGTTGAGAGCACCGAACGCGAGACCGCCCGCCGCTGCCTGTGTGAGACCGAAAGCCGACACCAGACCCGGCGCAAGAAGGGGCGCGGCGAACGCCGCCGCCGCGAGGATCGCGATCTGGAGCACCAAACGCAGCGGGTTCGACCCGCCGCCACCCTGCGGCACCTGCGTGATCACCAACCGCTGACCGCGCCCTATCCTGGTCTGGGCCCAGTGTTCTGGCCGGACCGCGCCGAGCGCGCGCAGGGCGTCATCCAACTCATCGGGATCATCGCCATCGGGCCAATCGATGGCACTGGCATCATTCGCATCGCGCAGGAAAACCGCGATGCACTCCCCGGACAGCCCGGCCCGCGCGATCACATCCGCCAGGGTCTCGCCGGTTCGCGCCTCGATCGACACGGCGCGATGTGCGGCAATCAATGCCTCGGGGCTGGCATCGTCGCTCATCCAGAGATCGATCCCCGGCACGTAAAGCGCGCACTCGGCCGTGCGGCGGCGCTTGGCCCGCACGGCGGGACCCGGCGTCCAGACGCGCATCTGCCAGCCCATCAGCCGGATCGCGTCGGGGCGGTCATAGACAAACCCCGCGCCGCGCTGGCAATGCAGCACGCACCCCCCGATCCAGACGCCGACATGGTTGGCGCGCCCCATCCGCCGCATCTCGATAAGATCGCCGTCACGTGGCCGCTCGGCGCGCCGCCATGCCATGCGCGCACCAGTGATGGATTTGCGCCGGTCCGGCCCGAGACCGGGCAGCGAGCGGCCAAAGAAGCGCTCCTGCACCATGCCCGCGCCTGACCAGCAGTCATAGGCATCGGGGCCGACCGCTCCCGCCCGCCAGGGCGTGCCGATCAGAGCGGCAATATCAGAGACCGAGTAGCGGGAAGCGGGCATCGTAGAATTCCATGTGAAAGGGCGTGTTGATCACATCCGGAGCGCGGGCCGTGACCTCGACGCCTGAGCCGGTTATCCGGGGATCGACCAATTCGAGACCCGTCAGCACCTCCGGCTGACCGGCCAGCCGCGTGGCCATGGTGAAGGCGCGCAGGGTAATCTGCACCGGGACCGTGCCCTTGGACGCCGTGATGAGGGCGCGCGTGATCCGCGCATCGACATTCGAGAAGCGGAACCGCGCCAGAGGCACCCCGAGCGAGGTCTTCTCGGGCCGCACGATCTCGATGGGCGCGCGGTTGAAGGACACGATCGCGCCGGGGTTCAGGGGGGCGTCGGCCTCCAGCCGTGCCTCGAAAAACGGCTCCTCCTCGATGGCGGAAGGCGGGGCGAAGACGCTCGCCAGCCGGATGGCCCCTTCCAGTCCGGTGCCGGGATCGATGATCTCGGGGTGGCGCACCTCGACCGTCGCGATTTCGATATCGTCGGTGGCATAGGCATAGCTGGCAATGATCGACGGATGCGGCATCAGCGCTCTCCCTGTCGCGCGAAATACCGCGCGTCATCGAGGCGCGGCAGGCGGCGGATTTCGATGTCGAGAGAGATGCGATATTCGAAATCTCCGATCAGTCGACCGGTCCAGGCATCCTCGCCCTGATCGATGATGCGCGCCTCGACAGTCTGGTAGTGATCATCAATCAGGGCCTGCATCTCGAACCACAGCCGCCCGCCGTCGATATCCTCGTAGAACCACCGCCGCAGCACCGCGAGGTCAGAACGGTGGATATCAAGATTGAAGCGCTGCCGGATGGGGCGGAAATGCGCCGTGCGCCGGACGCGGTCCTCGCCATCCTCGAACTCGATGCGCCGCGTGACCGACGGCATCTGGAACTGCCAGCTGTCGAATTGCGGTTTGAACCGGTCCGGCAAGGGCCATTGAAGGGCCATTATAGTCCCCCTCTGATGTTGAACCGCTGGCCGATCACGGGGGCCAGGCCGCGACCCTGCGCGATATTGCGGCCGAGCCGCCCCTCGACCTCGTTGAAGATGATATCGAGCTCAATCTGATCGCCATTCTGACGGCTCTCGACGCGCGGCTCGCCCTCCGCCCCGACCACGTTGACGCTGAGATTGAGCGCGACCTGGCCGGTGCCACCCGCCGACGGTCCGCGCGGTGCCGTGGAAAGCCGCGCCAGACCCCGGATCGTGGCGGCGGTTGCCTGTTGCTGGGCCAGCGTCATCACCCGCTCGTCATCCTCGAGAATGGCGGGCACCTCATTGCCCGCCAGCCCGCCGATATGCAGCCGCCGTGCGCCCGCGAAGACTGTCGGGCTGACAAGGCGGGTTGACCCATCCACACCGGCTATCCCCCCCTCGTGCAGAATGCTCGCCGTGGAACCAGGGGCGGGGCCGGAAAAAAGACCGTTGAACAGCCCGCCGAAAATGTTTCCGAATATCCCACCACCTGCCGATGACAGGTTCCCCGCCGCGGCGGCGGCCCCGAGCCGGAAGAGCTGGCGCAGAACAAAATCCACCATGTCGGCGGTCTCGAGCTTGCCGGTTTTGGCGAGGCTGACAAAGGCATCCTCCATCCCGGAAAACGTCGCCTTGACGGTTTCCTCGGCGACCTCGGCCATGGTGATCTGCGCGCCGAAGACATCGTTCAGACCTCGCTCGATCCCGGCCTGCCAGTCATCGCGGTTTTGCAGATCCTGCTCGTAGGCCTCCTTGAGCCTGTCGCGCGCGATATCGTTGACCATCTCGGCATAGCGCTCGTGCCCGAAACCGGCCGCCCGAAGCTGCGCGATGGTTGTGGCGCGCCAGTCCTCGATCTGGCGCTGCTGGAATTCCATCGTGCCGCCGAACCGCTGACCGAACTCCTCGAACACCTTCGAAACGATATCGACCTCTTCCCTGACCCGTCCCGCCGCCGCGCCGCCGCGCTCGCGCTCGCCTGTGCCGAAAAACGCATCCGGCGCGCTGGCAAGCGCCGCCTCGGCCTCGGCCCGGATGCGCGAGACGGCCGCCTGCAGCTCCGCGCCCTCCAGCCCCGCCGCGCGCAGGCGGCGCTCCTCGGAGGCGGCGAGCAGGAACGCCTCGCGCTCCGCCCCGCGCGCTGGCCCATTGCCAAACCGCGCCTCGGCGGTGGCGCGGTCGCGCGCGCCGGCCACACGGTCGCGCAGCCGGTCGATCTCGGTGCGGCTGTCGCCCAGTGCCGCCTCGACCCGCTTGACCGCGATCAGGCCCTCGATTGCCGCGCGCTCGTCATCGGTGGCCCCGGCAAGCTCGCCGCGCAGGCGGATCATCTCGCGCATCACCGGGTCGGCGGAGCGCATCACCTCGATCTCGCCGCGCAGGCTGCCCAGCAGGTCCTCGACCGCCTCGCGCGCCCGCGCCCCGGCCTGTCTGCGCTCGTCTGTGGCGCGCGCTGCCGCTTCGGATGCCTCCCTTTCGGCGAACAGTTCGGCCACCCGCGCCGCGATGGCCGCGCCCGCCTCGCTGTCGGCGGCAACACCCGCCTTGAGCTGCGCCGCGCGCTGCGCGTTCGCCAGTTCGCTGCGCCTGACCTCTTCGATCTCGCGGTCCAGCTCCGAGAAAACGCTGTCCACCCGCTCTTTGGCAATCTGTGCCTGTGCCTCGGCCGATTTGCGCGCGACATCCGCCTGTTCGTCGGCAGAGGCGCGCGCGACACCTGTCAGCCGCTCCAGCGCGGCCTCGCTCGTTGCCACCCGCTGATCGACAAAGCGCAAGATGTTCGACAGGCTGAGCTCAAGCCCCGCATCCCCCTGGCCCCGCGCCTGCTCAAGCTGGTCGAGAACCCGCTGGCGCTCATTGAGCAATTCAAGGAGCCGCTCATTCTCGCCCACAATCTCGCGGCTGCGGTCGGTATCGGTGACCGCGGCATCCAGCAGATCGTTGATCTGCCCCACACCCTGCCCGACCAGAGCGAGAACTTCGGAAAAGCGCGAGCCGTTGTTCAGATTTTCGCCGATGATCTCGAAGAAGCGGGTCATGTTCTCGCTGAGCAGGTCGAACCCCCCGGCGAGGCCCCCGCCCGCGGCGGCACCGGTGCCCGCCACCTGCGCTGCCACACCTTCGAGGATGACTTTCTGCGCTTCCGCCAGCCGCCCGGTCTCGGCGAAGTTACGGATCAGCTCCTTCTGCACCGGCGAGAAACTGACGCCGACGCGCGTCAGCGCGGTGAGCCCTGTCAGCGGATCCTCGAGCGCCTTGCCAAGCTGGACCGCGTTGCCCTCGAGCGTGCCGAAACCGCTTGCGGCAAGGTCCTGGCTCAATTCCAGCGTTCGGTCGAACGTCTCTCCCGCGACCGAGCGGAAGGTCAGCAGGGCGGTGGCGGCCGCGCGCACTTCGCGCGAGGAGGCGAGCGTATCCACCGCGATGCGGCGCGCGGTGGCATTGATCTGATCGGCGGTGCGGCCGGCGGCAAATCCGGTGGCGTTCAGCGCCCCCTGGAGCGTGAGCTGCTGGCGCTCGTAATCGGCAAAGCTGCGAATGGCGCGGGTGGCAGCAAGGCTGAGCGCGCTCACGCCCACGACGGATCCGACAAGTGCCAGGTTCATGCGCCCCGACAGGCTGGCGACGGTCGAGAAACGCGAGGCAACCCCGCCCAGCGGCCCGTTGATCAGTGCCGCGCTGGCGGCGGCATTGGACATGGCGCCTGAAAACGCCTGTGTCGCAGCCGTGGCGCGGACCGTCTCGGTCCGGGTCCGCGACTTCGCCAGGCGCAGCCGGTCGCTCGCCTGCGTCGATGCTGCCTGCGCGCGGGTGCTGCGCTCGGCTTCGATCCGCGCCCGCGCGGTGGCCGCTGCGCCGGTCTGTTGCGCGCGGGTCAGCTGACCCGTGCCGGTGGCCGCGTCGCGCGCGCTCTGCCCGGTGGCGCGCGTGCTGCCACGCACCTTTTCCATCTCGTCGCGCGCGCGGCGCAGCGCGGCGACCATTTCCTTTTCGTCGGCGGTCAGCTTTGCCGAGACCTGCATCATGGCCGCATTCCCCGCAAGCCCACCGGTCGACGCGTTCGGCGATTGCGCAGATCTTCGAGCACCGCCTGTTCGATGATCTGGAGATGCGCGAAATCATCGGGGCCGACATCCAGCCCCGCAAGCTCGGCCGTCACCTTGCCCGCGCCGTAATCGAGCCCCGCCACGCGGCCGTCACCATCGCGACGCCACTGCGTGCCCATGGCGAGAAACCATTGAACCGGCGTGGCGAGCCATGCAAACACCTCGATACCCCTCTCCCGGTCATCCTTGCCCGCCTGCACCAGCATCGCCTCGATCTGTGACTTGGTCAGACCGAACGCGTCCAGTTCGGCGCGGAACCTGTCCTGTCCGGCGGCGCGCGCGGGCCTTTGCAGGATCGCGCGCGCCGCCCTGATCAGTTTTTTGCCTCGATCCCGATCATGGCTTTCGAGAATGCCTCCGAGATGGCAAAGAGGATGTATTCGAATTCGACCAGCTCAGTGCGCAGCGCCTCGCTGAACGGGATCGGCTTGCCGTCCACATCCGCAATGCCCTCCCAGTCCAGCCAGACCTTGCCGATCCACGCCGCATCGCCGAGGGCGAAAATCTCCTCGCGTTCCTTCAGGGGCGGGATGAGGAACTTCGCGCGGAAGTTCTGAACCTCGATACCGCGTTCGGTGGGCACTCTGAGGCTGACATTCACCCAGGTAGTTGGTCGGGGGTTGAAGCGGAACGTGGTCATTGCGCGGTCATCCTGAACTCGTTGGTGGCGGCATCACGAAGGTAGAGCAGGTCGAAGGTCGCGGTGACCTCGTTATCCTGCTCGCCCAGGTCAGTGAGGAAGGCCTGCACCCGGTCGGCGCGGAACTCGAACCGGTTGCCCGCCGGGCCGTTGCGGAAGAGCAGCGCCTGCTCGGTCCCGTCGATGGAGCGCGCGAAATAGTCGAGCGATCCAAGCGGGGGCGCGGTCACCACCATCCGCCCGGTATAACGTCTGCGCCCGCGCCGGGTGCTCAGGTCATTGGGCCGGTCGTTGTGAATGACCGGCGTCTCGTCCTGCATCGTCATCTCGCGCAGCACCAGAGGCTGACCGGCAAAGGTGAAGGTGGTGTTGGCGTGGCTGACGTGATCGGCCTCGCGATAGCCCGCCTGCCCGAGCGGGCCGATATCGAGCGGCGAGGCGGCGGCGATGGCATCGCGCGCCACCGGCGCGCCGTAAAGCGCGGTCATCTCGAAATTGAGGCGCGGAATGTCCCCGTCGCTGGCCTGAAAGCCGATCGTGCCGGTGGCGTCCACGGCCTCTTGCAGGAAATCACGCGCCGAGCCCGGCGCGCCCTGGCTGCCGCCAAAGCCGCCCACCAGCGTGGCCCAGAGGGCGGCGTCGTCTTGGCGCGGCGTGTAGGCCGCCGAGGCCCCGGCACTCAGCGTCTGGGCCAGCCCGCAGGCCTGCGCCATGCCACCCCAGAACGGCGCAGAACCAAGGGCGGTCGCGGCGGACGCCTCGAGTGCGGCGGTCACCCGGACGCGCGGGCGCGCAAGGAAATCCGCGCCGGTCGCTCCGGGATTGCCGTCGACGAGGTCCCGGCTCTGGCGGTCCGCCTCCAGCGGGCGATGCGTCAGCTCCAGCGCCGGGATCAGGTCGGACCCGGCATAATCGGCGGCGACGCCCGCCGAGGCTTGCAGTTTGGCGATCAGAAACCGCGTGTCGAAATCGATACCCATGTCAGGCTCCTGTGGTGATGCGCCGCCGGAAGCGGAGCGTGAAATCGTCCTGCCAGCCGATCAACCCGCCGCGCAGCGGGCCGGTGACAAGCTGGCCGCGCTGATGCGCGACCGGGCCGCTGGCATAGTCCGGCCCCCAGCCTTCCAGCAGCGGCAGAAGCTGCGCGCGGACCTCCTCGAGCTGGCTCAGCGCCCGCCCGCCCGCATCGCGGCGCAGGTCCTCGGCCAGCGTGATGACCATGAACCGCGCCGTGACCGCGCTGTGCTGCACGCCGCCTGCCACGCCCGATGGGCGCGGCTCCTCCGATCCGGGCATGACAAAGGCGATGGGGCTGCCCACAGCGCCCTCGCGCGCCGCGCGCGCCATGTCCCGCGCCCCCGCGACCGAGCGATAAAGCCCCGCCGCCTCGATCCGGGCGATGATCGGGGCGAGCTGCATGACCGGCGCGCTCATTGGAACGCCTCGCCGAAATAGGCCTCGACCGTAGCCGCGATATCGGCCTCGTCGCCCGCGTCGAAGCCCAGAAAGGGCCGCGCCGGGATCTCGACCTGATCGACCATGATGAACTGGCCGTTGGGCAGGAAGAACGCGAGCTTGGCCGCCGCGTCGCTCTTGTCCAGCGGCTCGATGAACGCGCCGAACTGGTGGGTGGCGGCATAGGGCACGTTGGTGCCCACCTCGACCGAGCGCGGCCCGGCCTCGCGCGTGATACTGTCTCGCAGCCGGGTGCTGTCCACCAGTGTCCTGCCGCCGTTTTCCCGCGCGCGATGCGAAACGGGCCATGCCTCGCCACCGGGGCCGGTGGAAGTCTCGAACCGCGCGTTGACGGAAGTTTCGATCACCGTGCCGATCTGGTCCATCAGCGGCGTCATGTCACCCGCCAGGCGCAGCGCCTCGCCGAGTGCCGCGTCCAGGCGCGCATCGTCGAGCGAGAGGGTCATCGTGACCATCTCAGAAGCCCTTCAGGCTGTCGCGCGTGAACGTGGCCTCCGGCCCCGCGACGCGTGGTGCGACCGATTGGCCCGGCGCGGTATCTGCGGGGGTCTCGTCGCCCAGCGACACCTCGCCCGCACGGGCGCGGCGCAGAAAGGCGAGCGCGTGATCGTGGCTGGCCTTGGCCCCCTCGACCACTGGCGCGCGGTCGCCCAGCAGGCGATACCAGGCGATGGCGGCGGCATGGACGGTCAGCACGCGCGGCGGGTTCGTGACATCGTAGAGCCCCGAGACGTAGCTTTCGACTTCTGAGATCGCATCGTCGATGGCGGTTTGCAGCGCCGCGCCGTCGATGCCGGTGACAGGGCCGTCACGCGTGGTCAGCTCGGCCAGCCGCGCCTCGCCAAACCGGTCGATCATGTCCTGGGCCACGAGATAGGGCATCAGGCCGTGATCCCCTTGACCGCCCACATCACCGCCTCTTCGATCTTGGTGCGCGCGATGGCGAACTCGCGGCCCTGATGCGGGGCAAGCGCGTCGAGAAAGGCTTCTCCCAGATCCTTGATCGCCGCCATCTGTGCCTTTTCGGCCTCGCTCAGCACGCGGTAAGCGTGGCGGACGGGGCTGTTGGCCACGCGGGCGTCATCGGTGCTCGGGATCGTGTCGGGCATGTTGTCTGGCCTCCTTGCAAATCGGTGCCGGTCTCTCCCGGCTGTCACGCCTGATAGGCGGCGGCTCTCCCTGCACGGAGGGTTGTTCTCAGGAGGCCGCGTCGGCGGCGGCCTTCATCTCGTCCCAGATCAGATCGCGCAGAGCGGCGGTGATCCGGTCCTTGTGCTCGGGCAGCGCCGCCTCCAGCGCCTTGACCTTGGGCTTGCCGCCCTGGTCGAAGGCATCTTTGGGCAGGGCATTGATCGCCCCGATCAGCGCCACGCGCAGAGCGTCGTCGAGTTCGGGCAGATCGGAGGGCGCGGGCGCATCGTCGCCCACCTCCTCGATCGCGCCCAATTCGGTCAACCGGGCGATATCCTCGGGGGTGCCGATCTCCTCGGCCCCGGCCTCGGTCCCGGCCTCCAGCCGGGCGGCGGCAATCACCGTGCGCAAGATGCGATAGCTCATCACACCGCCCCCTCGATCAGATAGCCGGTGGCCGGGGCCGCGATGACCTCGCGGACCTGCTCGCCGACGCGCAGCGTGGTCGCGCCCTTCAGGCCTACCTTGGGATCGAAGAACCGCCCCGAGACGCGGCCGTCGAACTGCGCGGTCCAGCCCCAGGCGGGCGAGGCCCCATCCGGCCCGGCCTGCGTATTGCGGTGGATGAGCGCGATATTGCCGCCCCAGACCCGCTCGAACGAGGCCGTCTGACCCTTGCGCGCGGCGTTGACATAGCTGTCGCCGACGAGGATTTCGTTCAGCTCGAAGAGCTCCGCCACCGCCTCGCGGCTGGCGCGGCCCTTGTCGCCCGAGGTGCGGTTGATCGCCTTGATGATATCGGGATGCGTCGAGAGCGCCGTCCAGGCCGTGCGCCCCATCGCCGCCACGTTGGGCCGCATGATGAAGGTCGCATCGAGCGCCGCCGAGATCACGCCGATCGGGTCGGAGGCGGGATCGGTGAACTTGCCCACCCCCGACAGGACAACCCTCTTGTCGGCGTCGTAATTGGCCGCGTCCTGTGCCATCGCCGCGACGCGCTTTTCACGGTCGAGCAGCAAGAGATGCGCCAGCCCCTCGACCGCGCGGGCCTCAGGATCGAAGGCAGAGTTGCCCGCGGCGCGAAGGGTGCGCGCGGTGTCGATATCGCGCTGGGGGATAACATCGTCGAGGCCGTAATCCTTGACCGAGGATGTCCGCTCCTCGCCGGTGAACTCGACCTGTTGGACCACACCCTTGCGGCCCACCTCGGTGTCGGGCACCGTGAACATCTGATCGGGCGGGAAATACGTCCACTTGAACTCAGGCGACATGACCGGCACGCGCGGCATCACCTGATCGGCGATGAAGGCAACATCCGGGTTGCGGTAGTTGACGGCAATCGCGGTCAGGACCGGATCGACGACAAAGGGGGTGGGGGTGCTCATGGAAGGGCTCCTTCAGGATCAGGTCACGGAGTGACGGGCGATGGCCACGTCGATGATGTCACCGGCCACGCCGCCCGCGAGTGCGAAACCCACGGCCACGTTGCCCGCGCCGCTGGCGGCCGCGACGCCCTCGCCGCCCGTGCCTCCGCGCACCGACTGGCCCGCCGCGACAGCACCACCGAGCTTGAGCTCGGCCGAGCCGGACATGATCACGTCGACCATGTCGCCGGGGGCCGCGTCGAGCTGATCGGTGATGCCGATGGCGCGGTCGGTGGCCGCCACAGAGGGCACGACGCCGCCCGACGCGCCGAACTTGACCACGCTGCGGCCCGTGATGGCCACCTCGGCGCGGTAGGATTTGATGAAAGGTCCGGGGTTAGGCATTGTCGCTCTCCATCGTGTCTGCGACCTCGCGCACCGCTTCCGCGAAGCTGAGCGCGCGGCCCTCGGCCTCGGCCTGTTTCACGAGCAGGTTCGCGGCGGCGGTCACGTCGCTGTGGGTCTTGATCTGCGGGACGGTATCGCCGCCCGCGCGCTCGCTGAACTCGATCAGCGGCTTGGTCTGCCGGGACAGCAGATCGCGGAACCAGGCGCGCGGGCTTGCGGCCTTGCCTTCGGCGAAGGACACCTCGCCCTCGGCATCGAGCGCCTCCATGAACGCCGCCATCTCGGGCTTGAGGCCCGGCGCGATCCGGCCATCCTTGGCCAGCGCGTCGAGCAGCGCCGCATCCTCGGCGCGGCGGGCGGCGGCGCGGGTCTCGGCGAAGGCCGCCTCTTTCGCCGCCATCTCGGCCTCGCGCGCCTCCAGCGCGGCCTGCCGTTCCTCCAGGGTCTGTTTGTCCGTGCCGGACATGTCGCTCTCTCCTTCTTTGGGTTCCGCCAGATCGACGAGGCCGATCAGATCATCTGCGTTGAGGCCAAGCACCCGCGCGAAGCCGCGCAGCCGCTCTTCGGGGGGCGTGGCGATCTCGCCGCGCAGGATTTGCAGGACCGTGCCGCGCGCGATCCCGGCCTCCACGGCCATTCGGTCGATCAGGGCCGCGCGCGCGGCGGCATCCTCTGCCCGCGCGTCGAGACGCGCATTGAGGCGGCGCGAGAGGTCGGTCTCGGCGAAGCCGGGCACCGAAGTCTCTCCGCCAGCCCGCTCGATCTGGTTGCGCATGAACTCTTCGGTGGTGCGGATGTGCTCCAGCTCGTGAGCGGGCACGATCCGGTCGGCCACCTCCTGCCCTTGCGAGGCGAGCAGCCAGTCGCGCAGGCCAGCGACAACCCTGCGCAGCCCGCCGAACCCGGCTGACGCAATTCCGGCGATTTCCGCCTCCGAGAAATCCAGCTCGAGGGTCACGGCCTCGCCGTCATCGGCGAACTCGGCGGCCTTCAGCCCCTTGATCGCCGGGGGCTGCGCACCGAGGAAGCCGACATGCTTGAGGTAGTAGCTGCCGGGTGCCGGGTTCGACGCCGCCTTCGGGGGATAGAAGCTGGCGCTGATCTTCTTGAAGCGGCCCGCGCTCACCATCTCGGCGAAGGCGGGCTCGACCTGGGCGGGCTCGGCAAAAAGTTCGGCCCCCTCGGCGCGCAGGCTCCTGACCCAGCCATAGGCCGGGGCGTCGGCCCTCGGGTGGCCGATGACGATCGGGGCCTCGTGCAGGCTCGGGTCATAGGCGGCGGCGATGGCCGACACCTGCGCCTCGGAGAACTCAAGGCTCTGGCCCGACATGGCGGTGTGGCGACCGGCGCGGAAGATGTGAAGCGGCTGTGTCATGGCCCGACATTAGGGCCTGAACCGGGGCCATGTCAGATGAAGGACTTCACATGATATGCGGGCGCGGGGCTGTGTGCGGTGCCGCCACTCTATCCCCGCCCACCGGTCTCGGGCAAGCCTTCATCGCCCAGAGGCGCTGAGCGGCCCGTGGAGTGAGATCTCGCCTCGCGCGGCCTCAGGGTCGCGAAACACCCGAGGGGGGTATTAAATGGGTATTTAATGGCGCTCTCCGGGCGCATTGCGTGGCAGGGGGTGGGGCGCATGCCCGTCCGGCGGGCCTGTTCGCTGGAAAACCGCCCCTGACACTACCCTAAAAACGATCACGCAGACGAGCCGTGACCGCGCCGAGCAGGCCACCCAGCCGCGCGCGGCGCAGGCGTGCCTGCAAGTTCAGGCTTTCGCGATAGTCGATATCGCCCGCCTCATTGAGCGCGCGCAGAACCGACAAGCGCAGAACCTCCTCGCGATCCCCGGCCGCGATGTCGCCCGTGCCGATCTGCTCCAGCGCCGTGGCGGCCGCAGCCGTCAGATCGGCGACGGAGATGCCCGCGCGCCGTGCCCGCACCCGGAAGAGTGATCCGTCATGACCCACGCCCAGGATCGACGCCACGCCCGGTGCCAGTGCCAGTTCCAGATCGCCGCCGCTGAAGGGCCGCGATCCGGGATGGTTCTGGACGATGGCGACGGGCCCGCCCGAGGCGACGGCGCGGCGGATGCCGGGGCCGGGGCTGGCGCGCACGCCATCGGCGATGCGCCAGTCAACCTCCTGCGCTGTGCCGCTCAGCAGGATGCCCATATGGGCGCGCCCGTCGCCCAGCCCCATCAGCCGCGCGCGGTTGGCAAAGCCTAATTCGGCAGCGGCCTGGGGCGCGGGCACATCCCCGCTTAGATCGGCGTGCCGCCCGCTCAGATCGAGCCAGGCCTTGCCGGGATTCCCGTCCCAGGCGGGATCGACACCCAATGCCGTCGGCTCGATCTGCCCGGTGCGCCGGTTGAGCACGCCGCGCTCCTCCAGTGTGAAATCCTCGGTCACGCTCATCCCGCGGCGGTCCATCATCGCCTGACTGAGCTGCTGGACCGTGCATCCACAACGCCAGCCATTGGGCGGATAGATGCGCTCCCACACCGGATCATCGACCGGGCGGATCAGCTCGTGATAGCGCGCGTGCTCGGGCCGCTTGGTGTCGCGCTGGACCTGGACATAGCGCAGGAACGGGAAGGCATCCTTGACCCGCTCGATCCGTGCCCATTTCCCGGCGGCGTGGGCGGCGCGCATGTTGGCATCGAAGATGATCCGCAAGCGGCGCGGCGAGCCAAGCTGGACATTCTTGAGCGCGCCGGTCAGAGGATCGCGCTCCATGCCCCGGCCCCACCAGCCGAGGCGCTTCAGCTCCGGCTCCAGCTCGTCCATGAACGTGGTCAGCGTGCCGCCGCCCTCCAGCGCGCGATCGAGCGCACCCCGGATCGTCTCCAGCACCTCGTCGCGCATCGCCTTGGCCACGACGAAGTTGCTGGCGTGTTCGTTGCGCCAGATATCGCGGAAATCGAACCGGGCATCTGGCGGTGCGAGCCCCTTGGAGCGGAAAAAGGCGAGCGCCTCCTCGGGGCGCAGGCGTTTAAGCGCGTCGATCACGGGGCCACCGCACCGGGCAGGCTGTCCTGTCCGTCCGGCACCTCCTCGTCATCGACCACCGCGCCCAGCTCGCCTGCCAGCCGCGCGGCAAAGCTCGCCTCGGTCAAGAGATCGGTCATGGCCTTGGGGTCGCCGGGCTGATCGCGCAACGCATCGAGCCGCGCGCGCAGGTCTGCAAGCGTGTCATCAGGGCCAAGCCCCGCCAGCAGGGCGGCGATATCGGCGAAGAGCGGCGCGGCCGCCTCTTCCGCGTGTCCTTCCTCGATGATGGTATCGACCAGGTCATCGAGCGCGCTGTCATGGCGGTGCTCGGCAAACGCGCTCGGCGCGCCCTCCGGCCCGGTGACCGGCGCGGCCACGCGCTCATAGCCATCGCCATACGTTTCCTTCACCCGCTCCTCTGTCATCTGCCAGCCGATCGCGTGCAGCTTGCTGTCGCGGTCCACCGCCGCCGAGGTGTCCTCGGGATCGTCCATCTTGCGCCAGACCATCGGCGGGGCAACGCCGGGGAAATTGAATTCCGACAGACGCGCCACCGGCCCCTCGTTGAAGCTCTGGCACACGAGATCGGCATCGGATTTCTTGACCGCGTCGGCCACGTCCTGATGCACCTCGGCCTGGCTTCGGCTCGACCCGTCATCGGTGGTCATCGTCTGCGACAGCACGATCTTGGAGATCGCGGCATCCATCGTGTCGTGCAGCGCCTTGTAATCGAGCGTGCTGGCCCCCGAGGGTGCCGAGAGAAGCTCGATATCCATGCCCTCGGGGATGATGATCCCGGCCTCCGAGCGGATCGCCACGACCGCCTCAAGAAGCTTCTTCTGATCCTCTTCGGTCGCGCCCGAATGATACTTGCCCCGCGCCGTCGGCATCCCGAACTTGTCGAGTGCTATGAGCCAGAGCTTCAACCCGTTGCGCTTGAACCAAACCGGCCAGTAGAGCCAATGCGCAAGGCCAAGCCCGTAAGGCTCGTCATCGTGATCCGCGCCGGTCGAAAACACCCAGAACTTCTCGCCCGGCATTTCCTCGCCCACCAGCATGTTGGACATGGTCAGGAGCCGCAGGCCACACTCCTCGTCGAATCGGAACCGAACACGGTCGCGCACGCGGATGTCCTCCCAGCCCCAGAGCTGCCCGTCCCGGCGAAACATCTGCTCGGCAACCGAATAGCCGTAGAAAAGCCCCCAGAGCATCTTCTCGGTCAGCCGGTCGAATTTCATGGCACTCAGTTCGTCGCGCAGCCAGTCAGCCGCGCGCCGCGCCGACCGGCTCTCATCACCCGCCACCACCTCCCACTCGCGGCTGGTGACCGCCGATATCCGCTGCGTCATCACCGATTTGACCTGCGGATCGGTCAGGATCGGCTTGTAAATGTCGAAGCTGCCGCCGCCACGGCTGCGCAGGATCGGGTCCGTGGGTTCCAGTAGCGGGCCAATCCATGGCCGGGTAATATCGCGCCCGCCTCCGATCCCGGCAAGCTCCATCGGGTTGCGCAGCCGCACCGATCTGAGCCGCATGGTCGATGTCTTGTTAGCCATCTCCGAACCCTCCGAAATCCATGCCGCCGCCGCCCCGGCCAAAGCCCATCCGCCGCCCGCCCATCGGGCCCGTGAAATCCCCGATCGTCAAGCCCGGACGCGGGCCGGTGGCGCGGTGCTCGATCACGCCGAAATCCTGTCGGCTGGCAAAATACGCAAGCGCGCCCGCGATGGCGCTGTCTCCATGCCTGTCCAGGCCATCTGAACCCTTGAAGCGGAAGTTCTCCGGAACACGGATAACACCATTGGTGTATTGCAGCGCCTGGTGATCGCGAAGCACATCTTCGTGGGCAGGAAGCAAGATGGTGCGATCAGAGAACGCCTCGATATACGGAGGCATTTCCATCTCATACCATTGCCGCGAGAAAGCCACCTCGCAGATCCGCTCACCGTAGCGCTGCGTTGCGACCTCTGCGAGGTAGGCACCATTGCCGGTCCGGTCCATCGCTCCCTTCATGAAGCGCGGGATCCTGTCGAGCAGCCAAAATAGCACGTCACGCTGCTGATCGAACGGGATGTTGCGCAACTCCACGATGAACTTTGTCCGTCGAACGAGATCGACGCCCTGTTCGATGATCACTATATCGGTGGCATCGCCTGAGCGCGCGAAGTCCTCGCCCATGAAATGCATGCGGTCGGGATCGAGCTTTTCAATGACCGGTTTAATGTGGGTTTCACACCAGGTGACGGCGGCGGCCTTGCGCACAACCTCCTCGGCGTTCTTGAAGCTGTCGGGCTGTGTCCAGCGCAGGAAAGGAATGCCCTGTGCCTGACACGCTTCTATCTGCACCCGCGTCAGCGCCGCGCCCTCCATCTCGGCGGCCTCCGCATCTAGCTCCTGGCGCATCTTGGCCTCGCGCGCGCCATAGGAAAGACGAATGCGATCTTCCCACGCTGATTGCCCCTCCTCGCTGAACGACCAGCCCCTGATGAAACACACCCTTTCATACAAGCCATTTTTCACGGCATCCCCGAAGGTGTAGCGGTGCACTTTAAAGCCATTCTTGCCCGCCCGCGCCTCGCGGACGAGCTCATTAAATGGGTTGAGATAACCATTATGGGTCGAGATGATCCGCACCTTGCCTCCCCAGATCAGCATTGCGTTGACGGCGTCTATCACCTCGCGCACATCCTTGTGGAACGCGGCTTCGTCAATCACCACAGTGCCTTGAAGACCACGGATGTTGGCGGGGTTAGAACTCAGCGCCTCCACCCGGAAGCCCGATGCGAACCGCACGCGGTAGGCCGAGATGAACTTGGTGGTGCCGTCGGGCTGCTGATCCTCGAAAAGGAACTCTTCGATGGGATGCGCCGCCCCGGCGATCACGCGCGCGAAATGCGCCACATAACCGATGGCCTCACGGCCCTTGTCCTTTGTGTCGCCGATGTAGAAACAATTCTGACCGCCCGCCCCACGCGCAGCGGCGGCGATAAGCGCACAGTCCAGCATCTCCGCGAACGTGATGCCCGTGCGTCGGCCCTTCTCGCAAAGCTTCAGGTCGCTCTCGTCCTCGAGCCACGACCGCTGATGCGCCATAAGGATGCCATCGGCCAGCGGATCGAGGCTCTCGGGGATCTCCGAGCCGCGGGGTAGCTCTTCGGGAGGGGCGTCGGGGTCACGGGTAAGAATGGCGGTGCTGTCGGTCATCACACACCCAAACCGAAAAAGACTTCTTCGACGGCGCGGGCGCGGCATACTTGCCACCGGCGTTCTTCAACTCGCCGCAGGACAGATATGACGTGATCGTTTTTGCCTTTACGTTCGGCGCGCCTTATCAGTCGCCGCACCTTTGAGAGTTTGCTCCTCAAATCGCGCGGCACTACCGACCAGTGTCGCGCACAGATGAATTCGTTGTGCCCACGGCCTGAAAGCTCCCGGCCCGAGATTTTTCGGCGGCAACCTGGGCAGAGGCAAGGAACCCGGTCGCCCATCACACACCAGCCTCGGCGCGCAGGCGCTCCATCACACATCGCGCGCGGATGATGTCGGGATAGCCTTTGACAAGAAAGTCCTTCTCTTGTCCTTCATAAGCAAGGCACCTTCTCTGGATGCCATAATATGTCCGGCCATCCACGGCCTCTCCCGCAAGATAGGCACGGATCACCCGCGCCAGATCCCGGCACAGGTGCCCGATGTTACGATCGCGCTTCGCCCAGCATGCGGCATGTGCGGCCATGTCGTTGGCGATCTGAGCCGGGGTGGCCATCACGCGGCCTCCCAATAGCCGTCGCGCAGCCAGCCGTGCCAGCCGCAGACGGCCTGATTGACCGAAGGCGTCAGCGTCGGCTCGCTCAGTTTACCGTTCCAGCACCACGACGGTTCCTGCGCGGGCTTGTGACAAAATCCGACCGAAATCCGGTTGGGCCCCGCGCAGCCGCAAGGGCAGAAAAACCAGAACGTCGCGCATTTTGGCCCGCCCTGCGTCAGGTCGATATGAAAGCTGCCCGGCAGCCTCGCGCGCCGGAACGCCTCCGGGTCCGTGAACTGTATGGCGCGGATCATTTTCGCACACCGAGAAATTCGCGTCTGAGCTTGTCGATAACACCGCGGCTCAGGCCCAACTCTTCACTCCGCGCCTCAAGCGCATTGACGGCCGCCACGCGCTCTTCCGCCGCGATGCGCTCGCGCTCCTTGACCATGAGCTGCTCGCGGATCCCTGAGCTCTGCATCACGTCCTTCATCATCCGGCCCAGAAAATGCAGCTCGCGCGGGTCGATCTTATCGCCGTCTTTCATTACCTGCGACTTGAGCACCTTGAACGCGACCGACGTCATCATCTTGAACAGGACACGGTGGCGCTCGGCCTCTTCCGAGATATCATTCTCGGACATCCAGTCGCGCGCCCAGTTCCCGGCCTCGTCCTGCAGCTTTACGGACTCCTGGTATTCCTGCCCGAAGGAATGCACCGCCGATTTGCCGAGGGTGATTTCCAGCCCCGCCGCCTCCAGCCAGTCGTTGATCTCGGCGGTCAGCTCCTCGTAGCCTGCAAATCCCCGCTCGCGCAGCGCCTGCTTGATGCGCGCGCGCAGCTCCTCGGGCAGCAGATCGACCTTGCGGCGCGGGGGCATGCTCAGGCCCCCTTGATCATACTGGGATAGGCGATCCCTGCATCGCGATCCTCGTCACGCGCGATGCGCAGCCCGCGATCGGTCGCCGTCACGATCAGGAAATCGCCCCCCTGCAACGTGAGATGGCCGTTGCGCTCCAGCCAGCGCAGCTCCTCCACCACATCGCTGTAATAGACGCTGAGCCCGTCACGCGTGCCATTGATCACCGTCACGAGGATATCCGCCGTGCTCTCATGATCCTTGCGGCCTTCCAGGAACCGCAGCACATGCGCGCGGATCAGCGGCGCGATGCGGGCCTCCTTGTAATCGCTCATTTCTTGCTCCCGTCCAGAAGATGCGCCTCGTGGCGGCTGACGATGATTTCCAGCCGCTCCATGATCTTGGCATTGCCCGACATCACCGCGCGCATTTCGTTCATCGCGCCGGTCTGCTTGACCAGCTCCAGTTGCAGCGAATGCATGTCGTCCTTGCCGGGCATCCCGCCAATTGTGTCCTCGACCCGCATGATGCGCGCATCCTGCCGGTCGATCCGGGCATTGGTTGCCAGAAACGCCGCATCAACGTCCTTTCGGCGGGTCGCCACATAGGTGTAGATGCCCGCGACGACAGGAAGGATCAGGCCCAGGGCCTTTATCACGAGATCCCAGTCGATCACGCCGGATCACCCTCGACCAGCGGCACCATCTCGACGCCTTGGCCCGACAAGACCGGACAAGCCATGCCGTCGGGCCGCACCAGCACGATGGTCCAGCTGCCCGACTGTGCCAGATACATCTCGATGAGCCTCCCGCCCGTGGTCAGTGCCTGCATTCGAAGGTGCTCGGCATATCTTTCCTCCAGCATCTCGATCAGATCATCGCGGGGCAGGCAGGCCTGCGCCAGCGCCGGGGCGGGCGCACTCAGCGCCGCCAAAAGGATTAGCCACCTCATGCCCGTGCCCTCCAGTCCTCGATCGCCGGGTTATCCGTCGGGGCCAGAGCGGCCAGCGTGGTCTCGGCATCCGGGCCGGGATCGGCCGCACCGGGGCTGTCGGCCCGCAGCGCGCGCAGCGTCTCGATATTGCGCGCCACATCCGGGGCCTGCGCGATGATCCGTGCGGCCTCCTTCTTCATCGACACCCCGCGAAACTTGTGAAATTCGCGCGCGCCGAAATAGAAGGCGACAATCGCCCCCATCAGCGCCCAGAGCGGCTCGGGCACCAAAACCAGCCCCTGCATCCGCTCGGCGAACCAGATCGGGTCGTGCATCGCCGAGGCAAAGAGGAAGATGCAGCCAAAGGCCATCATCGGGCGCGGCAGCCGGTTGAGCCCATCGACGAACCGCCCCCAAGGCCCCTGCACCCCGCCGAACTCGGCGGCCATCTGCGCGAGCGCCGCCGCCTGCGCCTCGGCCCCGCGCCGGTCGGCGGCCTCGGCATTGGGGCGAAACACTTCAGCCGTTTCGGCGATGACATTGCGCCCGCCGCCGAAGACCGCCCCGAAAATCGTGCTCAGCCACCCCATGATGCCACCCTCTCCCTGAACTGCGCGTCGGTCATCCGGAAGCGCGGGCTCATGAACTCCTCGGCGCGCCGGATCCAGCCGCCCTTGCCGCCGGAACGCGCGCGGGCGAACACCCGCAGACGCGGGTTGCGGTCGGCCAGCCGGAAGTAGTAATTGCGCCGCGCGATGGCATAGGCATCGGCGATGTGATCGGGGGCCGCGTCATGCGCCGCCTGCACCGCCCGCAGCGTGCTGGGGCCGATCGCCCCGTCGGCCGTCGCGGCAAAGCCCATCTCGGTCACCAGCCTTTGCAGGATTTTCACGGCATTGGCCCCGGCATTGACCTGCATGTCGAACACGCTCGGCTGCAATGCCTCGGGCAGGCGGTTGATCCCCGGCAATTCCCAGTAGAAACGGATGAAGATATCCACCGCCTGCGCGCGCGTGAGCCGCTTCACGTCGCGGACATCCACCACGCCATTGCCATCGAGGTCGATGCCAAGGCGGCGCATGGTCCCGATGGTGACCCCGAAATTCGTGGCCCCGCCGGGATCGTTCGGGTGATCGACGAAACCGCCCTCGCGGGCGACGATCTCTTCGGCGATTTGCGTGACGGATTGCATGGGCGGCCCCTTTCCCGGTCAGGATAGAGGGAGCGGCCCGGCTTATTCAGATGAAGCCCTTCGCATGAGGGGCAGAAGCGGTGGCTCTTCTTCCGCCACGAGCTCCGCCTTGACCTGCAAGACACGGCGCCAGGATACCCCGAACCGGTTGGCCAGCACGTTGACCGGCGTCTCGGAGGCCTCGCTCAGGGCCTGCCGCAGCCCGTCGCGCGCCTGCGCCCGGCACGACGGCACGTCGAGATATTCGCCAGCGTAGCGGGCCGATATCCATCTGGCAATATCCCGCCCCCCGAGCACCATCAGCGGGCTGCCGGGGCGCGGCGCATGGGGCACGTAAAGCCGCATGCCGCCCGCGCGCAAAAGGAACCGCTCGACCGGGGCCGCCTCGACCTCGGCGCGCAATTCCTCCACCCAGGACGGCTCACGCTCCACGGCGACGCCCCTTGCCCTTGCCGCGCTCGGCCCGGCTTTGGCGCAGCACCGTGACCACATGACCCCCGTCGATCCGGTAGACGAACCCCCCGCTCACCACGCCATTGGCACCCATCTCGATGGCACGATCCGCCAGGTGGCCGATGCGGCAGCGGATCGCCTCGATATCGACGCCCTCCACCCGCTCCAGATAGCGCAGGACGGCGTGATCGGTCACAGGATGGCGGGGCTTTTTCATTCCTCGATCCCCAGATCTAGCAGGGAGCGGCGGGCGATGCGCTGCAAATCACGGTATTTCATGAGCCATACGCAGCGCGCGCCATGCGGATCCGCGACGTTGATCTCCTCCGCCTCCTCGGATAGGGCGGGTGCCGCGCGGCAGATTTCCACCAGCGCCGCGATGAGCATCGTTTCGGTCTTGCTCCGTATCTCGGTCATCGCGCGTGATCCTCCCAGTCGAAATCGATTTCGGCGCGCTGGCCCCACGATTTCAGCGCCTGGATGACATCGTCTATGAGCTTCCACTCGCGCAGCATGTCCACATCGGCAGGCACCGAGCCCCAGACCTTGCCGAACCGCGCGCGGATGAACCTGTTCAACCCCGCCCGGCTGGGGTCGCGCAGCGCGCCGGATTGCCCGAGCTTGCGCCACAGCACATGGATCATCCGCAGATCGGCACGCGGCGCGGGCTTGTGGCGCGGATTGCGGGGTTTGTCCTCGAACCCGGCCTCCTTCAGCCGGTTAACCACCAGCTTCAACTCGCCATCGCTCATGTCGCGCAAACTCGCCTTGCCGGTGACGCTCACCTGCAAATCCCGCCGGGCGTCATCGTCGAGGCCAAGCTGGCGGCAGGCGGCGAAGATCAGTTTATGGAGGGACCGGTTCATGACGCGGCCCCCCCGTGACAGAGGGGCCACGCGGGTTTGCGGTCACATTCTGTGACCGCAATATCAGTCGCGGGGGCGGTAGTTCTCCATCCCCTTCGCGGCGCGGGCGATGCGCTCCTCGACCATGCC